TGGGATATGAGCAAAAGCCTCAGAATCTCTGTAAGTGGTGTTCTTTTCATAAAAGTAACGGTGGGCCTTGTGACGCTGAATTACCTAAGTGGGAACCTAAATATAAAAAGCGTAAAAAAGAGAATTATTCTGATATAGACTCATCTTTGAAAAAAGACTTAGATGTAGAGTCTCAATCACAGTTCCCAGAGTTCGATTAAGAGTAATCTTTAAATAGTAGCGTCATGTAAAATAATACATGGCGCGCGATGATTATGGTGCTATCTCTGTAATCTCTGATGAAGAACGTGAAGCATTAGGGTTAGGAGGTAGAAAACCTGATGACGATGAAGAAGGTCTATTTGAGACTCTCGGTAAAGCAGGAGATAAACTTGGTGAGACACAACTAGGTAAAAAACTTGGTTCTATACTTACTGTTTTGATACTAGCCTTTTTCGGAGGCGGAGGAGATTTAAGTGCGTTTGAAGACATTTTCGGAGGAGAGGAAGAGCCCATATCAAAGGGTGGATGTATGGACGTTTCAGCTATCAATTATAAAAAAGATGCAACTTTTGATAATGGTAGTTGTGTATTCCCTCCTCCTGTTGTGTATGGATGTACTAACCCCGATGCAGATAATTATAACCCACAAGCTACTCATGATAATGGTAGGTGTCAGTTCCTTGGCGGACCAGTAAATAATGAAACAGGCAACCAGACACAGACTAACGAAACTGTATATGGTTGTATGGATATAGATGCTTTAAATTATAATGACCGTGCAGAAGAAGATGATGGTAGTTGTGAGTATGAAGAATATAACTGTACACCCAATGCAACTTATTTTTATAATGGTTTACAATATGGAAACTATTCTAGAGAAGACAACTCTTTAAATATAACAGTAGATATTGACACTGACTGTGACCAAGAAGCATTACCTGTAAAGTTAGGGTTTGATGTAGGTCATATAAAAGTAGTAGATAATGAGACAGTGTGGAACGGATATATGTGGAATGATTACTTCTTAAATGTTACAGGATGGGAAGCTGATGAATACACAATGAGTTCTGGACCAGAGTGGTTTACTGAACCTTATACTGGTTGGTATATGGTATATGTTAATCTATATGCAGACTGGAATAGGAATGGTACATATGATTATGTAACTTATTTTTACATAGAAGAAATAATATTGGAGGAGAAATGAAGGCTACCCAGATGTTAGTTTTAACAAACATGTTAGGAAAAATAATCGCTGAATTGGATGATGTAAAAGCAATGATAAAAGAAAGTACATTTGAAGAATCATACGGGGATGAGGAGGAGTGATAGAGTGGATAGAAATACTAGAGATATTAGCAGTAGTTATGGCTTCAGTGTCAGTGCTATTTGCTCTTGGGGTGATTATCAATTTTGCGCGCCACGCATTAAAACAAATCAAACCAAAAGCAACAACAATAGTAAAAGTGAAAGAAATAAAGGAGAAACCAAAAATGAGTAGCGAGAAAGACGTAGCTAAAGAAGGAGTCACATTCAATGACATCTTTATGTTTATGATTGCTGTACCATTGGTTCTACTTTGGGTTGGTTTTGCTGGTTTCGTTATACATAGCGGACTACAAGACGATTCTGTTCTTGAACAAATAGAAGGATACACAACTTTGATAGCAATTTTAGGTGGGCCTGCTCTTCTAATTATCAAAGACGCTTTAGATGTTTGGAAACAAGAACAAGCTGAGAAGACTGCGTTTTATAAGATAAAAGCACAAGCTGTTATCGATTATAATGATGCTGCTCAGAAACAAGCCCAATCGATTGAATCTAAGGCACAGGACCAAGAACATAAGATGGAGTTAAAAAAATGAATGACTTTGAAGTAAGAGATATGAAAGAAGAGTTAGAAAGACTCAAGAAGGTCGTTGAAGGCCTTCAAAGCCACAGCACCTGTTGCTGTAAGGAGGAATAAATATGCCAACGGAAAAAATATATAACGAATTAAAAGGTGAACACTTTCACTCAAACAACCCAGATATGATGTTGAAATTCGATAAACCAGACAAAGCTGAAATAGATGAGATGTGCTATAAAAAGCCTATCACATCCTATAAAGATTTACCACAGAGTAATATACCATTAGAATACAATTATGATAGTGGTAGTGGTGAACCAGTCACAGGGTTTAATCCACTTCACACATTGGATTATTTAGAGAAAGTTAAAGACTTACCTAATAATAGTGCTAGCATAAAGAAAGGGGAGGAGTAACATGGCTTCTACCCCTTATAAAACCAATAAGAAAGAAAACATTGATAAAACCTTAACCATGCGTAAAAGTGGTTCAGGTGAAAAGGTTTTTAGTCACGTTGGTGGTAAAACACATGCTTTAGAAAAGAAAGCTATTTCTAAGAAGAAAGCTCTAGAACAAATTAGAGATGTAACAGAAGTAGAAATTGCAGACAGAAAAAGCCATGGACACCATATTGGTAGCAAACAACATACAAAAAACAAATACAAGTAAACATGGCCCCTACAAAGAAAACAGCCGCAGCTAAAAAGAAACAAGCAGCAGCACGTAAGAGAAAGGGTGGTTCTAACGTAGGAAAGTATAAAAAAGGTATAGCATTTGCTGGACCTTCAGGAGGAGCACCTAAAGGTAGTTTCCCCATCAATACACTAAAGAGAGCTAAATCAGCTCTTAAGTTAGCCCATAATGCTCCACGTCCTGCTGGAATTAGACGCGCTGTATATAAGAAGTATCCAAGTTTACGACCAAAGAAAGGAGCAAAGAAATAATGGCACCAAGAAAAAAGACAACAAGAAAAACAACAAGACGCAAAGCTCCAGCTAAAAAGAAGAAAGCTAAATCAAGAGTTAACGAAGCTGGTAATTACACCAAACCTACTATGAGAAAAAGACTATTTAATAAAATCAAAGCAGGTAGTAAAGGTGGTGCTCCGGGCCAATGGTCGGCTCGTAAAGCACAGATGTTGGCTAAGCAATACAAAGCCGCTGGTGGAGGATACCGTTAATGGCCCTTAAAAAGTCTCAGAAGTCCCTAAAGAAATGGGGTAAACAAAAATGGGGCTATGTTACCAAAGGTGATGAAAAAAAGCCAAAATCTAAAAGAGGTCGATACTTACCTAAGAATGTAAGAGACAAACTAACCAAAGGACAGAAAGCAGCAACGAACCGCAAGAAACGTAAAGCTGGTGGAGTGGGTAGTAGAGCAAAGTATTCTAAGAAAATTAAAAAAGCAGTAAGGAGGAGTAAGTAATGCCATACGGTAAAAAGATGTCATATAAGAAAGCAGGATATAAATCTAAAAAGAAAAACAAGAGGAAGAAGAAATAATGGCCCCTAAAAAGAAAAAGGATGCTAAACTAACTCGAGCAGGTGTTTCAGGCTATAACAAGCCTAAAAGAACACCTAATCACCCTAAAAAGTCACATGTAGTTGTAGCTAAGGTGGGTGACAAAACTAAATTGATTAGATTTGGTCAACAAGGTGTAAGCACTGCTGGTAAGAAGATGGACCCAAAATCTAAAGCCCGAAGAAAGAGTTTCAAAGCGCGTCACGCTAAGAATATTAAGAAGGGAAAGATGTCTGCTGCTTACTGGGCTAATAAAGTTAAATGGTAAGCTTTATATAGGTAGACCTTCTAATTATGTATGGGCTCTCGCCTTAGGGCCATTGCCTCACAGGTTCTTATCGCAAGTGCCACGTGAGAGTCCCAATATGGAGATATCAACATATGAATAATACAAACAATGAAACAGCAGCCAATGAAACAGCTGACGATGGAAATATCACAGCTCTTATTGAGACTGTAGAAGAATCTGGAATGTTAGACCAAATAATGGATGAACCAATTTTAGCAGGATTAACTACTATGGTATTAATTTTAGCTAGCGCAGTAGCTTATCAAGTACCCGCAGTTAAAGAATTAGTATTCAAGTACTTAAAAAATAACGAAGCTGAATTGATGAAGATGTTAGATGGAAATCTAAGTAAAGCCCAGATGAAAGCTTTTGAAAAGCTAGATGAACAAGCGCAGAAGCACGTAAAAGACTCATTAGTTCGAAATGTATTGATAACAGCATGGGATGAGAAAGACGACGAACTTGCAGCATTAGTCAAGTCTAAAGTCAAAGCAGCCCTTGATGAAGGCAAAGCACTTTGAAGGACGTAGAGTTATACGAGCAAAGATTACGTCAGAGAGTCGGAGAAGCTGAATATGGTCGCCATAAAGAGCTTGTCCGTCTTCTGGCGCGCAATCTTGCTCTTGAAGACTTGCTTTGGGAAGAAATTCTTTTATGTATTCGGGATGTTAACGCTAGAACAGAGCTCTTGCGACAAAGAAATCAAATCGTTCGTGACATACATACTGAATTCAGAGCGTTGAATATCGAAGTACCAACAGATGTAGAAAAAAGCGCCGCAGACTTTGGTGCATTTTTAGAGGAATTAACAGATGATGAAAAACCAAAAGCACCTAAAGACACTACTAACCGGTAAAGGTGGATTAGATTCAAAACAATTAGAAAATATATTCGATAAATGTAGACAAGATAAAGATAAAATGCGTAAATTGATACGTGCATTTTGTTCTGCATATTTAATTGATGGAAATCAACGACCACTTAAGTTAAGACCTTTACAAGAAGACATAGTTTTAGAATGTTTAACTGATAGAAAAGACGGTAAACAAAAAAAGCTCGCTATTTTAGCACCACGTGGTAGTGGTAAATCTTTTGCTTTATCAGTAGCAGTTACTATATATATGTTTTTCAATAGATTTAGAGATTTAATATTTATTTTAGCACCAACTGAGGACCAAGCAGCACTTATATTTAATTATGTATATAGACACTTTGCTGATAATACGTTTCTCAATGGTCTAGTGGCTAATTATAGGTTTCATAATAAGCCCAACATAACACTTAAGGGGGGCACTATAATGAGAAGGGCTCCGTTGGCGCCTAGTAACCAAGGACAAGCTATTAGAGGACAGCACCCAACTTTCTTAGTTGTGGACGAAAGTCCCTTAATTGATGACAAATTGTTCATAGATAACGTAGAACCAGCGATAGTTTCAAATAAGGCCCCGTTCATAAATTTAGGTACGCCAAAGTCAAAAGACAATCATATGTGGCGATATTTGTACGATGATGGGTATGCAGATACCTTTACCAGACTACATTATACGTGGCGTGATGCAGTGAAACAAGGAGATGCTTATTCAGCTCCTTATACTGATGAAGAAATGCTTGATAAAATGATGGACTGGGGGGAAGATTCTATCTACTGGAGGACAGAATACGAATGTGAGTTTGTAGAGTCTGTAGCGAATGTGTTTAATCCAGAAAAAATAAAAGGATGTTGCGATGATTACGAACTTACTAGATTGGATGGGGATGGAGTCGAGGGAGGAGGCAATATTAATGTTGGGGTTGACATTGGCAAATCTGTTAATTCTACTGTCATTAGTGCATGGTCCCTTGAAAAGTCTGACAGCGAAAATATTGCACGACTTATTTACCTTGAAGAAATTAATGCCAGAACTGGTGGACATGATATTCCATACCAACGTCAACGTATTATGGATGTTACCAATCAGCTTGGGGCTGACCGCCTCATTGTTGACTGTACTGGTATTGGTGGTGCGGTTGAACAAGATTTACGGTTGGCGTGCTTAGATGGTGGTGTTCATTTTGTACCGTTTGTGTTTACAGGTGGTCCAAAAGGTACTAAGACGCAAATGTACAGAGATTTCGTCTCATACATCCAACAAGGAAGAGTAAGAGTACCAAATCCTAAGAATTTAACACCAGATACAGCTAAATTAGTAAACAAATGGATAAAAGAACATATAGACCTCGAGTATACAATGGATGCTGCTAATAAAACAGAAAAAATATCAGCTCCTACAGGTAAACACGATGATTATTGTGATAGTTCAGCTATGGGTATACACGCTACATTAAGTATGTTACCTATGTCTGGTAATTTCGGACAGACTATAGTTTCCCGACCAATCAATAAACGCATGAATCAAGGTAGAAGACACACATCTTCACCTCTTTTTGCTAAATC